CCGAAAGGTGAAGGTGTTGGTAACATAACAACAATGGCAGAGCTTGTTCAAGATTATTTTAAACGAGGAACAACATTAGTTGAGGGTTCAGATAAAATAATAGTAGATAGGACTCCGCAAATATCCCCTGTCTACATCAACGACAATAGAGCAGAGATTACAATAAGAATTAGATACTATTCAGAGCAATTTGATTAATGATTCAATCTCTAATTTAAAATAATTTTAACAATTACACAATTAGCAATAATTTTTGGAGTAAATAATGGCAACAGCTTCAGGTATTAATAAAGTAGTATCTTATAAAAAAGAAACTTCTTTTGGTACATTACCTTCCCCTACAACTGGTGGACAAACACTTCGTCGAGTATCGTCTACTTTTAACTTAACAAAAGAAACTTATCAATCAGAAGAAATCCGTACAGATTATCAATTGGTTGATTTCCGTCATGGTGTTCGTGCTGTAGAGGGTAGTATCTCAGGTGAACTTAGTGCAGGAACTTATGCAGATTTCTTAGCTTCTGCTTTAGCTCGTAACTGGACAGCAGCTACACCTTCAGCTTTAGGTAGTACAACTATTGCAGCAGTAGGTGGTACATACACAATCACTCGTACAACAGGTAGTTGGTTAACTGACGCAGTTCGTGTAGGTAATGTTATTCGTTTAACAGGTTTCGCTACAGCTAACAATAATGTTAACTTACTTGTTATCGCTTTAACTGCTACAGTAGCAACAGTAGTAGCTTTAAATAGTGTTAAGCTAACACCTGAAACGGTAGCTTCTGGTGGTGCGTTTGTAGCGACAGGTAAAACAACTTATGCACCTACAACTGGTCATACTGACGATTCATATACATTTGAAGAATGGTATGCAGATATTGGTCAATCAGAAGTAACGGTAGGTAATAAAGTAAATACTGTAGGTATTGCACTTCCTGCAACTGGTTTGACAACTGTTGATCTTAGTTTTATGGGTCAAGATTTGAAGCAACGTGGTGTAGCACAATTCTTCACTTCCCCTACAGCTCAAAACAGCAATGGTATCTTTGCAGCAGTAAACGGTGCTTTGATTGTGAATGGTGCTCCTGTAGCTCTTGTAACTGGTGCTAACTTCAACATCAACCGTAACATGACTTCTGAAGCAGTAGTTGGTAGTAACATTAAACCTGAAATCTACGAAGGTCGTATTATCGTAGATGGTGACTTCACTACCCTATATCAAGATGGTACTTTCGCTGGTTACTTTGATGAAGAAACAGAGATTAGTTTGGTTGTAGCTTTAACTGCTAACAGCTTACCTAATTCAGAGTTTATGTCTTTCACTATTCCACGTCTTAAACTGTCTACCGATACTAAAGATGATGGTGAAAAAGGTATTGTTTCTTCTAACTCATTCCAAGCTCTTAAAGGTTTTGGTGCAAATGGTTTTGAAGCAACTACATTGATGATTCAAGATTCTACTTTAGTTTAAAGTGAATTTAAGTTTTAACACATAACAACAAAGGGGTGTGTTTAATTATAAACCTCCCCTTACTTATTTATTTTATATTTTATTTTGAGGATACATAACATGGCTTTTGATATTAAAAAAACTAACTTAGCTGAACAAGCTGAAGCTGGTCACGAATTTGAAGTAAAACTACCTGATGGTAGCTCAACTGATTTCTTCATTACTGTACGTGGTAACTTATCACCTAAGATGAAGAAATACAGTAAAGATTTATTTAATAAAATGCAGATGAAAGAATTGCAAGCTAAACGCAGAGGTAAAGGTGAACAACCTGTAGACTTAGATGAAGCTGAAGCAACTCTTATTGAATCAGCAGCAGCACGTATCGTTACTTGGAAAGGTTTAGAGGAAGATGGTAAGGTTGTAGAACCTACCCCTGAAAACATTAAACGTATTATGCAAGAACTTGATTGGGTACGTGGACAAGTCTTAGAAGAAAGTGACAATGCTGCAAATTTCATCTAAGCAATATTCTTGATGACTGTATTGAGTATTGCCAATATCAGATTGAACACACTCAGAGAGCATCTGATGGATCAACTGTAAATGACCATATTGAGGCAGCTAAGGATAATCCTTTCCTTGCCTCTATGGGTGGTCATCAAAAGATATTACAAGAAGCAACAGAAGAACCTCCATTACTTCCAAGTGCTGCTCAATTTGCATGGACGTATTTCTTACGTTTAAATCAAACGAGGCAGTCAGGAGGTTTTGGAGGTTTTTGTGCTATTAGTTACCAAGAAATGTTAGCGTTCTTCACCTTAGAAGATGTATTACCTGAACCTTATGAACTAGAGTTGATTAGGGTATGGGATAAGGTGTGGCTAGAACACCACAACAAAGAAAAAGAAAAAGCTTCTAAGAATAAGTAAGAACAATGAGAAGCAAAGACTAAACACGAGGAATAGTAATGGATTTAGTTAAAATTGGTTTTCAGATTAACGCTAATGGTTTAAAAGACGCTAATAAGGAGCTAGACAACCTTTTAGTAAAAGCTGATAAGCTAAACGCTTTAGGTAATGGTGGCGGTCAAGGTGGGGGTTCAGGAGGTTCAGGAACTTCTCCACGTACTAAGAAGTTGAAAGACGAAACTAATGCTGCGGACAAGATGATTCAAAAGCAACAGACGATTAATCAACTTCTACCTTATATGGACAAGGGTGTAGCTAATCTAGCGTCGTCTTTTTGGTTGGTCAGTAAAGAAGCTCAGTCGTTTAACAAGTTCTTGGACATAATGGGTGAACAAGATGCTATCATTAAACAGAAGAAGCAAACAGAAGCTTTAGTAAAAGAGCAAGAGAAACAAGCTAAAGCTGTTCAAAATACGATTGCTCAGTATGAGGGTTTATCGAACAAGTCTTTAGGTGGAGGCATACTAGATCAAATTGAACAACAGAACAAAGGTCTTGAAGAGTTAAGAAAACAGTACCAAGCAGAAGCAAAGGAAGCTAATGAAAAAGCTGAAAGTGTTATTAAAGCTCAAGAGAAGCAAGCTAAAGAACAACAGAAGGCTTTAGATGATGTTGAAACAGCAAGACAAAAGCACTTCTCAAAAGTACAAAAGGATTATGAAAAGCAACAACAAGCTATTGTAGACACTCAGCAAAAAGCGATTGATAAACAAGTTAAAGCTCAAAACACTTTAAACGAATCTAATCAAAAAGCTATTACTCTTGAACAAGCTAAAGCTAAGTATGTATCTCAAGGTTATGGTAAAACAGATTCTACTCGTCTAGCTCGTTTAGAGGTTAGTGGTGCTGATGTAACTACATTAAACAACTACAAGTCTGCTATTGAAGCTACAACAAGAGCTACACAAGCATTAAACCCTGCTGTTGAGAAAGTTACAACAAGTCATAGTAATTTCTTAGATCAAGTTAAAGGTATTGCTATCTATGCTGCTCTATCTGCTGCTATCTATGGTGTTATGACAGCTATGACTAACTTAGCTGTTGCTACAGTTAAAATGGCAGATGAATACACTTCTATTCAAAACCGTATGAAGTTGTATATCACAGATGCTAAAGAGCTAGGCAAGGTTAATAGTCAACTTGCTCAATTCTCTATGGAGAACAACGTAGGGTTAAGAGAGACAGCTACACTATTCTCTCGTCTTGCACCATCTATGCAGAAGCTTGGAGCTAACACAGCAGCTATTACAACAGTTGTAGATGCTTTTGGTAAATCTATGCGTATTGGTGGAGCTACAGCAATGGAAGCTGCATCAGCTACTATTCAGTTCTCTCAAGCAATGGCATCAGGTAAACTAGCTGGTGATGAATTTAGGTCTATCTCAGAAGCGTCTCCTCGCTTCCTTAAAGCAATTGCTGAAGGTAGTGGTATTGCTGCGGATAAACTAAAAGAGATGTCTGCTGCTGGTATGCTAACTACAGAAGTTATCTCTAAAGCATTGTTAAAAGAATACCCTAAACTGATTGAAGAAAACAAGAAGTTGAGTGTAACAATGGAGCAGGGAGCTAACGCTATTAAGACAGGTTTCTTAGTCGCTATTGGTGAGTTTAACGAAGGTGCAGGTATTACTAAAGCTCTTGGTGAAGCTATGCTAGACTTAGCTCAAGGGATGCTTACAGGTGCTCAGAATGCTAGACAATTTGGTAAGGATGTA